CGTAATTGTCTACCGAATACTCTTTAAGTTTTTCCTCGACATACGCTTTAATGTCTTTTGCGTTTGTTACAAGGTTTCCAAGTGTTTTTTCTTTGATTATCAATGACAAAGGATTTGTTTCCATTTCATTTACCCCCTTAATGCAATTTCTGCCAAGTTTTCAGTTTCAATACTTGCCGGTGTTTCCCATTGTGGAATTGGCAAGTGTCCTGCTTTCTCAAACGCCCTTTCTACTTTTCCGCGCAAGTGCGGATATTTTTCTAAAAAGACGTTCCAACCGTGCGCATGGAAAAACTCGTGTTCCTGTCTTGTCAGCGCAAGAACATTCCACGCACAATCTGTAAATTGCGGTGCTGCTCCCCGGCTTACAATATGGTGGCAATCCACATTGCCGCCCATACCGCTCGCCTCGCTATAAACTGCCCTTTGTCTCCACTCCGTAACCGTCATATCATCCATGAAGTCATGCTCTTGTTTTCCGCGCCATATTTCCCATTCATATAGCACTTTCCTAACATCTGCCTCCAGGTCGTATGACAGTTTACATTCAGTAGCCAGGTGATAAAGCAAGCCGTCTATGAATCGCGCCGCCGCAACCGTATTGGATTCTGAAATATGTACAGGTCTTAAAGTGTCACTTCTCAACCTTGACGGCGTTTTATCCGCATACAATTCCAGTAAATCCAAATACAATTCGTATTTCTCACTGTCCGTAGGCTTTCGGTCTTCCATCGAAGTGAAGATAACTTCTACAAGTTTCCAAACGGCTCTAAGCTGCTTGAAAGTGCGGTTCTGAAATTGCGCGTCAATCTCGCATTTCAAAAGAATCTCGCGCTTTGTCCGCTCTTCTCTTTTTGTCTTTGAATCAAACATCTTGCGGATTAACAAAAAATCCTTTTCGTCTGTCGCCCTCAAAACAATCTGATTCTTGTACAATAAGCCGTGAAAAAATGCCGTTACCTTCACTCAATCACTCCCTAAAAGATTTCGTCTCCTGCCGGAATTTCGCCGTTGTCGTATGCCTCCGCCTGTGCCTCAAAAGCCGCGTCCAGTTCAGCGTCATTCATTTCTTCCTGCGCCTCGCTTTTCAGCTCTGCTTTCTGCTCGATTTTTGGCGGTGTCTTTTCTTCAACTTCCGCATTTTCCGGCGAATAATCAAAGTCTTTTGTAAAAGTGAAGTCGTTTCCGTCTTTGATTACGTTTGTCTTGATGATTGCAGAATCACCGTTTACCGCCTCTGCGATGATGTCCGCATTTTCAACGGTTTTTGGCGCATATTTCAAAACCTTTTTAAGAACGGTCTTTTTTGCCATGCTCTCCGGGTCTGTAGTCCACGGTGAAGCATTTCCCCTCTGAACTGCCTTTGAGTATTTTTTGGCATGAGCCATTACAGAATCCCATGACATAACTTCAAATGCACTTGCGCCGTTTTTCAGTTCATACATCGCATACACATAAATCTGTTTGTCTGATTTTTCGCGCGGTCTGTGAATAAGTTTCTCGTTAAGTCCGTACTCATAGTCAAAATCATCACCTTCATAAACGATACGCGCAACGATTTTCTTGTACTGTCCAGTGCGGTAACACAAGTCAATCAAGCCCTGATAGCCCAACTGGAATTGCGTCTCCATTACGCCCTTGTTGCGGTACGGAATCAAATAAGCCTGTCCGAGCGGTGTATTACATTCAAGTCCAAGCTGCGCGCTTGTAAGAAGTGCGCCCATAAAAGATTCAGGCGTACTCTGCGCCAAGTCTGCGTTCTTGCTTAATGCGGTAAGCGCGATTCTTGACATACGCTCCGGCGTGATATTTGCCGGAAGTGCGTTTTTGATTTGGTCGCTCATTCTCGCAACCCACTGTTTTAATGTCGGTTTTGCCGCTCCGTTATTCTGCGTTTTTGAAACTGCGTTTTTTCCGTTCACATTCATTTCTAACTCCTTAAATAAGGCTTACGCCCAGTTTGTATAATTTTGTAGCGACTTCTCTTGTCGCCTTTATGTCTGCCAATGCGTCATGTGCGTTTTCGAGATTCACGCCCAGGTGATTGGCAACCGTTCCAAGTTTGCGGTCGGGTAAATACGGCAACGCTTTCCGCATACCGGCTTTTTTTACCTGTCCGTAAACATCCGCCACAATGTCCGAAAAATAATTGCTCCACTTGTAGCCGTTTCTTTCAAGCAAGGCGTTAAGGTGTTCTTTATCAAATCCGACATTGTAACCGGCAAGGACTAACTTCTCACTCTTGCTGCCGTCTTTCTGAAAAAGTTCCCTTGCTTCTTCAAGAAAATCTGCGATTCTAGGAACTTGTTCCTTTTCGCTAGGAAAAGTCAAAATATCCTGTTCCGAATATCCGTGAACTTTTCCAGCTTCTTCGTGATACTTGATTGTTTCGCTTAACGGATTCAGAAAAAAACAACGCTCGCATATAAACTTACCGTTATCGACAAGTATCATCGCGACTTCAAAAGCCGCGCTATCTGTAATTTCAAGTCCGGTCGTTTCCGTATCAAGCCATAGAAACCGCATTTTCACGCTCCTGTATTGCAACCAATCGCATGATAAAACCGTATTTTGCATTTGCATAAAAAATCACAAGGCAAAAATCCGGGCTTTTATCTGCTCCGCCGTCTTCAAGTTCGCGATTGAACCTTTTGAAAGTCTCCACAACTTCCTGCGGTGGAACTTCATCAGCGTATGCGCAAATCTTTATTTCGCTTTTTGTATATCCGCGCATATCCCAGTTTTTCAAGAAGTTATCGCATTTTTCGATTCCTTGAAGGCAAACAACCTGCTCGTTTGTTAAAGGCTCTTCTGATACTTCACTCATAAACTTACCCCCCCTAATTTTGTAATTCTAAGAACGCGGCTTACGCTATCTTTTGCGTACTGCTCATAAATCCCGGCTTTTTTCAGTGCGTTTGTGTCAACTCTTTTTGAGACCTGTGTGTTAAGCGTGATTTTCCAGTTACCGCAAGTAGCAACGGCTTTAGTTGCCCCCTCTCCATTTGAGCATTGCGACATTCTCAAAAGTATCTGCTCTTTGATTGCGTCAGCCTTTGTGGTAAGTTCCTTAATCTGCTCGTCAAGCCGCTCTTTTTCGTCAAGAAGTGATTCGCACTCATCGTCAAGGTCGATTTCTTCCGCCATTGGCAAAGACTTTACTAAGTCAATCTCGTTTTCGTTGCCGGTAGGTGAAGGTGCAATATCCGCAAGCACATTGTTTTCCCAAAAATCCGTTTCACGTTCAATCAGCAGGTTTATAAACTCGTCATTGCGTGGAATTACATAATGCTTGCCTTCGTATCTGTCGAAAATGAAAACGGTGAGAACAAAGAATGTAAGCCCGGTAACTGCCATGTAATGCTGAACTTGCGCATAGTATGAATCGGGAACTTCATCATTTGTGAATCCCTCGCCGGTGCGTGATGTTTTAATTTCGTGTCCGCCAAGACCACTAACAACACTACCGGCGATTTCTTTTTCTCCATCCACAAAAACAAGCCCGTCAAAGTTCGCGTTCATGAAGCCATGCTCTTTGTTGCGGAACATTCCCGGTACTGTCTCAATCTCAATTTCCAGTTCTTCACGCGCTTTCTGTCTCACAGGGTCTTCGAGAATGTTTCCCCACTCCGTAGCCTTGTTACCCTCAAAACTTGCAAAATCCTTTTTCGCAAGATAAACGCTTAAAGGCGTTGAATACTTGTTAAGCCCCATGATTGCGCCGGCGTCCGAGCCGCCTATGCCTGTCTTGCGCAATTCAAGCCACTGTTCGTGCGTGTACTCGCTTGTGTTTGTGAAATGAACATTCCCCAGTTCAAGCACTTTTTCATACAACATAGTTTACCCCTCTGCTTTTAAGACATCAGCCGTCTTTTTGTTTGGTTTGCGGTTTTCTCTTGCCATTTCGTAACGCAATTCTGCCGCTTGGTCAGTGCCGTAGCCCATACAGAACAATAAGCACTCCCGGAAAGTCCCGGTAAACTTTTTCCCCTCGTGTTCCGTTTCGTACAAGTCGATTTTTTTATCGCCGTACTCA